GCTCTATATTTGAAGCTACAGGATTACCTGTTGCGGTGGTCTTCTCTGCTAATTTCTGTTTAACAGCGAGTGTTAGGTTGCGTAAGGTAACGGGTGCTAAGTTTGTTATTGCACTTGATAACGATACATCTGGTATTGGTGAGAAAAATGCCAACGAGGTAGTTAATGCAGTTAGCAATTGTGTTTCCAGACTACCAAGCATTACAGGTGATTTTAATGATCTGCATTTAGCTAAAGGATTAGAACAGGTTAAGTTAGAGTTATTAGAGTCTAAGTTCAACATAAGACAATATGCTATTCGTAACTTAGTTGAAGAACCAAAACCAATTGAGTGGTTAGTAGATAGTTTTATCCCTCTTGGTAAACCAGGAATTATTGCGGCAGTAGGTGGGGTTGGTAAGTCTTTATCAATGATCCAACTTGCTTTGGGTATTGCTACAGGTGGTCAATGGTGGGGAAAAAACATCATGCAAAAAGGATCAACTGTAATTTTTGCAGCCGAAGATGATTTGTCTGAAGTGCATAGAAGGATTGCTTCGCTTGATCCTTTAGGTTTACGATTTCAATCTGAGTATGATGTGTATGTCTTTCCGATTCCAGAACAAAAAGAACCAATGATTTTATTAAGGGAAGAGGGCGTTACATCAATGGCTCAAGAATTAGTTGAAGAGTTAAAGACAATACCAAACTTACAGTTAGTGGTATTTGATCCACTCCAGGCATTTACAACGGGAAATATTAGTTCAAGTAATGAAGTAGGCCAATTGTGGGGTTCATACTGTGCAAACATATCAGCCAGACTAGGGGTAACATGTCTCACCGTTCATCATCTTTCGAAAACGGCTCTTACCAATGATTCAGATGATGCACTTTCGCATCGTGCTGAAATTCGTGGTGCTTCAAGTATTACCGATTCAGTTAGGTTCGCGATAGCCATGTGGTTAGCTGATAGTGATACTTGCGAAAAGATTTGCATGGATCAAGGCATTGAATTTGACAGAATGGCAGTTGTTAAAGCTAGTCTGGTTAAAAGTAATTCGGGTAACGTAGATTACCAAACTAAAACTTTGGTTCGTAATGGTGCAGTTTTAGAAATTTTAGATGAAAATAAAAAGTCCTTTGAGTGGGACTAAGGAGAAAGGAAATTGAATGTTTTAAGTTTGTTTGATGGTATGAGTTGTACGCGTATAGCTCTTGAAAGGCTTGGTATTGATGTTAATCATTATTATGCAAGTGAAATTGATAAATACGCAATGAAAGTTAGCGAAGAAAATTATCCAAATATTATACAAATAGGTGATGTTACTGATTGGCAGTCCTGGGATATTGATTGGAGTTCTATTGATTTAGTTATAGGTGGTTTCCCGTGTCAATCTTGGTCACTAGCTGGTAGGCAGTTAGGCGATAAAGATGAAAGAGGTAAATTGTTCTGGGTAATGTTAGATGTAATGAAAAAGGTTATAGAAAATAATCCTAATGCTTATTACTTAATGGAGAACGTAAAGATGAAAAAAGAGTTTGAAGAGTATATTACTTTTCATACTGAACAGGCTTTACCAAATGTAAATAAGTATTTAATTAATTCAGCGTTAGTGTCAGCACAAAATAGAGTCAGATATTATTGGACAAACATCCCTGGAGTTGAACAGCCTGAACAAAGAGGCATGGTTTTAAGAGATATATTAGAAAACAAAGAGATAGATGGATTGTCTGAAAAAGCGATTGCATACATGAATAGAGGTAGCGAGAAATGGTCGGGTGGGAAAAGCAGAGCTGAACATTACATAAAACATGAAAGCAAGAAGTCTAATTGTTTGACAGCGAATATGCACAAAGGCGTTCCTTATGGTGTTATTGCGATTGATAAACCAATCCAAGTGGGTGAAGCTATAGATATAAATGGTCACGACATATTAAAAAGAGTCTATTCAGAAGATGGTAAATCACCAACTCTTAATACTTGTACGGGTGGCAATAGAGAACCAAAAGTATTGGCTGGTGCGTGGCGAGGAAGATACAAAGCTGATGGCAGCACCGAGCAAAAGCTAGAAGTGAGAAGGGGAGGAAAAACCAACTCATTAACAACGGTGCAAAAAGATAATGTTGTTGTTAAAGATGAAGTTTATTGGCGAAAACTCACCCCGATTGAGTGCGAAAGATTACAAACAGTTCCAGATGATTACACAAACCATGTATCAAATACTCAGCGTTATAAAATGTTGGGTAATGGATTCACGGTTGAAGTAATTTGTCATATTTTAAATAACATGGAGAAAAAACAATGAACGGGAAAGGATCGGATCAACGAAAAAGGCAAGTTGATAAAAAAGTTTTTGAGGATAATTGGGATAGGATATTTGGTAAAAGAAAAGAGAAAAAAGAACCTAAAAAAGATAAACCAAAACAAAAGTGATTGTATACCCGTATATACAATAATCGTATATATGGGTGTCCAATAATCGTATATAGGAGTATACGAATATCCAAGACTAGACTAATAGAGAGAGTGAGCCTTTAGGCTCATCTCTCGGTGGTAAAAATATCATTAATATTTAACGATAAAGTTGGGTTGTAATTGTTAGGTTAATAACTAAATGCAATGCAACAAAAGGAAACATACATGAAGCAGTTAGAAGCAAGAATGACAGAAGCAAGAGATGAATTCCATAGGAATAGAAGGAAGAGAGGATTTATGTCGTTCTGGTGGTCTGATCCTTTACATTATGTTTTAGTTTTAGAGGTTGCTATTGCTAACGCGAGTAGCAAAAGCATTAACTTTGAAGCAATAGTGAAGCTATTGCCTGGAAGTATGGGGAGTCGGTCAACGATAGCAACAGTGTTAGATGACTTTGTTGCAAGGGAATATATGTGCAAGGAGAAGGGGAAGGATAAAAGGAAACGAGTATATAGGATTTGCAAAGAGCCGATGTTATTGGTTAATCAGTATTATACAAATAGGGATTTTAGTCTTAAGGCGGTTAGTTAGTTGAAAGAACAAAAATGGTGGTTGGTCATAGAAGCAATTGAGAAGCCAGAGAGGAGTGGGTTAATAAAGTTTGGGGTAGCAATGAAGTATAAGAGCTATGCCAAGCTGAAACAGGTTGTCTGGAAGTGGTATAAGAAGCAGTTGGGGAGAACTGATATTAAGAGTAGGGAGAAGTTGGTATTGTATGCACTTTGCGAAAGGTATTCAGCACAAGACTATTCAAGCCATGATGCGGTTAGCTACTTGGCACTTATGATTGGTATGCACAGACACACGGTTAGTAAAGGTATTCAGAATTTGATGGATTTAAATATTATATGGTGTGCTATTGATGGAGAGAAGAAAGTATTGCGAAGCCTAAAAGCAGGAGTGCAACATAAGCATTTTTTGTTTGTTGGTTTGGGTGTGATGTTAGAGGAAAGCCAAGAAGGGTGACTACTTTAGGGGGAGTTGATAATATCACCCTCCAAGGCTTTCTGATCGGTTAAAGTTCTTGTTTAATTAATTTTACATATAACTCATGATCCTTTCTAGTCATCATGATTTCAACTCTTCGCATATTATCTTTTTTATCATTGCTAAACTTAGCGGTGATTCTTGAAAGTTCGGGGTACTTTCGTTTTAAGTATTTCATGTCTTGCTTCATAGTCTTGCCTTAAATAGTAATATTAATAAATGCAATTGGTCATCTCTTAGACCTCTTAAATGCTTTGGTATTGTTCTTCTATCTATTTTCATTAGTCTTGATCCTCTTTGGTAATTATTAGATATGCTCCATGTAGGCAAAAAGCCATAAATAAAAGCACGATTAAAATTTCTATACAGTTAATCATTGGGTTGCTCCTTGATTAGTTTTGCTTTTTTAAGGTAATCAATCGAAGTACCTCCATCCATTTCATTGGTTAGGTTAAACTGAACAGCATTACCCCATTCATCACAATTAAAATGCTTATTTGGTATATCTAACCTTATCCAAACATGAGTATTATTATCTTTTCTATCTATTGAAAAATTAACCACAGTACCTTTTTGATTAGAAATATCTGTTTCATAACGGGTTACTAATGCAAAAGTTTCATTTGCAAATTTAACCCTATCGCCAATTTTAAGTTTATTAACATTCATCTTTTAACCTCTCTTTGTTCTACTCGTTCCCATATATCGCCGAACCTTTGCAACCATTGTTTTTGTTGTTCGGTGTTGTAGTTTCCACCTATTAAACTTTCTAAAGCACAACAGTGTTCTAGGTTGTTTGTTGTATAAAAGTTATTAAGAATGTCGCACATATAATTAAACAGTGAAAACTCTCTCTCTTTAAAATGTTTCATTCTTGCTCCTTAAAATAATTTAATACTTCGTTAAAATCCATGGTTTGAAAAATTTCATCTTTGCATTCACAGTCTATTAGATCGTAATGACATACTGTAAAAATCCAATCCTTGTAATGGTCTAGGTTTTTGAAACCAATACCGAGATAATTTTCTTGTCTCTCTTTTAGTAGGGGTGGGTTAATCCAAATCTTATAATCTTTAAATTGAAAACTTGGTAATTCATCATTGCCATAACTTATATTTTCCCAATCTTTAGGTATGTCTAAGTCTTTGTAATATTCAGACCATAAAAGACAATTAGTAGTTTTAGAATATTTGTTATCATCTTCATCTAAATAGTAATCTTGGAAGGGGTTTTCTTCTGAGTATTCCAAATCCCACTTATTAAGCGATATAGTATCTTCACCCGCAAAAACCCAATTATCCCAAAGATAATCTCCTATATCTTTTTTTAATTGCTTCCACGATCTCGGGTGAATGTGTACAAGTTGCTCTTCTTGGTCAATGATGTACTTGTAACCCTTAATATTTACCTCAGTTCGATCAAAACAAACCCAACAATCCTTTTTAAATTCTTTTATTGCTTCCATAATTACCCCCTAGTTAATGATTCTGTAATCACATTGTCTTTAAAATCATTATCTAAAAGTTCTGTAAACATTTGCAGACTGTGTTTCATTCCATCTACATATTCCTTGTTAAAAAAATGCTCTTGGTTTTCTAGAACAAAATCTGACATAGTTTCTGTGTAATTTATAAAATATGCATGTAAGTCTTTATGACTAATATTTATTGTTTTATTCGCGTTACTCATTTTGTTTGCTCCTAGTTTTTTAAGAAATGGTTAATAAGATAAGAGCCATGCCACGCTTTTCTGTTGCGTGGCTTCTCTATTAGTTTGGTTATTAGTTGTTTAAATGTCATGGTTTACCTCTTAATTAATTCTATATAAAAATAAATTATCATCTAAGTCTTGCTCATAACCATCATAGCTAGACATAAAATGCCCTCTACCATCACAGCCGATAGCATCACTAATGAAAGAATCAATGTCTTTAATAGCGTTTAATAAAGCATCATTTGCGCTCTCGCTCTTGTCCTGTAAATGCTTTATTATCTCTTCATCAAGTCCCGTATGACTTGCAAGGAAAGAGGGTACAAAAGCCCATACCGAATCTTTAATGTATTCCTCGGCTCTTTGGTCGGCTTCTTCATCAGTTAATAATAAATATTCTTGATCGCCTAGATTAAAAGTTGATTCATCATAACCTTGCTCTATGTCCTCTATATCGCAATCAAGATGTTCAGCTAATCTAACTTTTAAATATATCTCGTTTTTCTTTGTCATATTGTTACCTCCTAAAGTAATTAATTGTTCTCAACTGTTTGTATAGTTACACAAAAACCCTTATATATCAAGTAGTTACAGTAAAAAACTTAGGGTTTTTGTGAAAGATGCTGTAATATAGGGGTTTAAGGAGCAATAAAAAAAATCAGTTATGGAGCAAAAAACACCAAAAAAAGACAATAAACCTATAAAAAAAGTAGGTAGAAAGAGAATTGATATTGATTTAGAACAAGTAGAGAACTTAGCATCAAGAGGACTAGGAACAACTCAAATTGCCCGTGCTTTGGGCGTTTCATGGTCAACTATAGATCGCAACAGAAAGCGTTCTGAGGAATTTGAGGAGACTATAAAAAGGGGAAAGGCGAAAGGACTTGCCCAGGTTACAAATTCCCTGTTCACTTCCGCCACTGATGGCAATGTTACCGCCCAGATATTTTACTTAAAGAATCAAGATGCGAAGACATGGAAAGACCGAGTCGAAAATGTCCATGCAACTATCAACCTTAATGATGTTCTAAGCGGTGCAAAAGAAAGACTTGGCAAATATACGGCGAATGAAAAGAAACTAACAGAAATAAATCCTTTACCTACAACATCTAAGGAGATGAGCAGTCTGGTAATTAATCAGACTAATAAGAAAAAGAATAAATAAATGGCGGTTGTTACTCCTCCTCATGGTGGCAACGTTCAAGGGTTCGCCAATAGGTAGAATATTTGTAAGATGCTCCTACAAATATGATGCTTATACCCCCCCTTGATTTTTTCGCACGGGGTATATTACGTGTAACTGTTGCGATAATTTTTTTTAATTTTTTTGAATTTTTTTTGGAGCAAAA